TTCTAACGTCCATACATGGACTACGGGGGTTGCCTTTGCGAGTGCCGTATTCTCTACCGTCACACCGCTATAGAGTGTTGGAAATACAGGCTTCTTTGCGCCGTCTTCATAAATACGCGGATCCGGTTGTCTCAACACTGCCGGATCGTGGGGATTTATAAGACCGTCTGCCGAAAGAAACGGCCACGAAAATTCTAAAGGTTTGAAATGATTCTCCGTTGTCTCAACCGCAATGAAAAGTTGGCTCGGCGGCGTTGAACCAAGTACCTCGGCAATACGTTGTTTCACATTAAATAGGGTTTCAAATGGAAAAATGCTGGTAAACTGGGTTTCCTCAAGTTTTACGATACGAGTCTCATCTAAATGAGAAAGTATCGTAATCGCCCGTGGTCCTAATGAGGGTAACCGGGGCGGTTCTAATACGTCCATTGCTACAGTGGTTTATGTTTTGAATTCTTCGATCTAATCGTGTAGACCGTCCTCCACCGTCTCCTTGTATTTCGGAGAATCTGTAATATGAACGCCGCAATATTCAACAGGATGCGCCGAAAAATTTGTATATTTATAAACCCCAAGCTCTTCTGCCTGCTCTAACAGCCAGGCAAAGTGATTCCAAAACTCAGGTGTATGTCCGATAGAGCTTGTACCAACGTGACTCATTTCGTGTAGGGCAACAAAGACAATCACGTTCTCCTGTACAAGATTCTCCTTCTCGTCGCGCTGCCGCAGGCACATAAATATCTTTTCGCCCTTATTTACACTGTACGATGTATACTGCGCGTCAGGCGTTGATTCGCTAAACCGTTGCGCCGAACAATCGAAATTATCAATCATTTGCTTCACGAACTTTTTATCGTAATATTTGTTTTTGAGATACTCGCGAAGTTGAATAAGTTTTCCTCTTACACGCGCAAGGCGGTCCGCTGCATCCTGTTTATCGGGAAGATTGCGAACTAGGTACATTTCACCGTCCACATGTGACTGTGTAAGAGCAACAGGATACTTCGAATCCTTCATAGCAAGCCCCGCATACCCCATACCAACTACACCGGCAAGGAACGCCCAAGGGAGCATGGAATCGTTCATATCCTTACTTTAGGTCGTCTATTTTATAACAAAGTAAGACGATTGCGACGTCGGGTTGCTCTAGACTTTTTTGCCTTTACTGATAAGGGATGTCCGTCTATACGAAATATCCATGTTCTCGAAATATTTGGAATACGTTCGTGTATAAAAGCCTCAAGCCACGATTTAAACAGTTTACATTTATCATTGTTCGGAATATTATGTAGTAATCTACGAAAAAATATAGGAAATGTATCTGATGACTCGTACATAGTTTTATATTTATCCAAATTGGAATATATAAGATTTCGCGCGTATTCATTTGGATAACTAACAAAATACTTAAGTAGCATATCAAATGGTGTTTTTGATTTATACTCAGGCGTCATATATGTATTCACTGTAGCACGATATTCTAAAAATGCGGTAGGAGGGTCAAATCCAGCATTATATGTTTTTTCATACCATGTTTTACCATATAACGCAATTGAATATGTTAAAAGGTCCAGTGTTTCATTCCATTCACGGCGACAGGGAATATAACTTTTATCCGATAATTGAATATACTGAACATGCGGAAAATGGTGTTTTATTGTAGTTAAAGCAATGTGTATAAGTTCTCTTCCCATACTATGCGTATCCATATAGCCGGTATTTATATCATTTTCTGCACATGTATCTAATGCTTCCACATGTCCTAGTTTAACGGTATCAATTACACTAAGGAATTCGGATGGTACATCAGGCATAAGTACTGAAAATTGTAGACATGGACGTTTTGTATCACCTATTATAAAATAATATGAATGAGGGTGTAGTCGTTCTTGTATTTTCATAGTAAATGTATAATGATCTGTTTTTACAGGTACAGTAAACGGTTTGGGATCCATTTAATACATATATACATATTAGGTTTTAGACTTAATTCGATGATAATCGTTACAAAATTGAAATTGGTGTGAAGGGTGTGCTATGTTTTCTAACAATGACGGTGGAGTATATGATTCTATATGCTGAGAAACCGGATGTGCTCGCGGCGAAAGTAGTGGCGGCGTGCGCGGAGAACTGGCATCCGTGTGGCGGCGTGGCGGTGGCAACAATCGTTGAATATGTAGATAACGACGGATGGCATAAAAATGCCATTTCGTTCTATCAGGCAATGGTGCGCGAAGGTGGTCCGCCAATCTTGATTCCTACGTCGGCGCTGTATGTATAGGATCAGTCTTCGGGAGTTTGTAATATGCCTTTGTCGTCAAACACAAGATATTGATATTCATATCCTAAAGCAATACAGGCGGCTTTTTGTAATGGAAGTTTTCCGTCTTTCATACCTTTTTCATACGTCCATGTACTTTTAACTTCAATAATTCGTTTCTCAGATGGTATATAAATATCACTGAAATATCGGTGTTTTTTACCATCATCTGTAGTATACCAAATTTCTGGTTGTTGCTTACGACCTATAAGAATATCCTCTTCTTTGACCGATAGTAGTAAATAATCTAGTGCGCGATTCTCATATCCTTGAATCTTAACTTTCTTGCCCGATGGAAAAGTATAGATTTTATAGGAGAATCCTTTTTTTTCTATTTTATCTTGAACTTCGGCACTTTGACTAGGACGCTCTACACCGTATTTCTTCATAGATGTTGCTTTGGTACGTTCTTGAACTTCGGCACTTTGTGTGACATGCTCTACACCAAATTTATCCATATTTGTTTGTTTTTTCCGCTTATTCATACAATCATTATCAGAACATCGTTGTCCTATTGAAAATTTATTATATGTTATTTTACCTTCTTTTCCACAAAGACACTTGAATTTCATAGGAGTTTTGTTATCTTTATATTTTGTTTCTAGGAGTTCGCATCCTGCTTTCTTATAAATATTTCTTAATTCTTCAATTGTATATTTTTTATCTTCTATATATTTTAGGATTCCTTTGAGAGCTGCTTCTTTTTTATCAGGTCGCTGACTAACATACTCATAGCCAAATCGGTCCATATTTGTAATTTTCATACGTTCATTTCGGCAATGTTTACAACGTATACCTTGATTAAATATATCTAATCGAGTAGTTTGTGGTTCTGGGTGTCCGCACGAACAAAGATATTCCAACGGCTTTTTGTTCGTTTTATATTCCTTAGATACCAAAGTACATTTTGCGGCTTCAAATATTTGTTTCACGTCCTCAAATGCCAACCGGGGAGGCATTTATTTAGTTGGTTTGGGTTATTTGAAATAGATGAACGAAGTTCAACTTTTTCAAAGAATGAGGCAAGGGGGAGAGGAGGACGGAAAAATTAGAACCATGAAATTTTAAAATTTTTATTTTTTTAAGCGATTTCCAATACACGTCTATTAGTATCCGGGGATATAGTGCTGTTGAGCCATGGGCTCACATTCACCTGCGGGTTCGGCGGCTCCGATCGTAGATCCCAAGAGGCATTGCGGAGAGACTGTCCCACCGTGTTGACACCGATGAGCGCACCGGCGTTGAGGAAGTTCTTGCCCGCAATATCACCCGCGCCCTGGGGGTTTACCTGCGCCCACTTCGAGTTAGGGTCATTTGGCAGGAGCTCCTGCGGCGCGAGCTGGTTCTTAGGGTAGCAGTTGGAGGGTGTCGAGGCGGCGGCGAAGGGCATAGGGGAGGGGCTCTCGAAGCCCTCGCGTACAGGCGCGTTGTCGGGGGTATCGGGGCTGACCGTTGTGTGCTGCGGTGTTGCATTCTGGGAGGCATTCATAATACGAGCAACATCAACTTGACCGGCGTTGATTAAGGCACCGGCGGGCTCACCATTCATAGAATAAGCAGCGCCACTGTGGGTTACACCACCGGAATTCTGGAATCCCTCACGGTGGTGGTGGTGACGACGCTTCAGCAGTCCACCGAGTGTGGGATCTAAGACAAAAAACAGACCTAAGGCGACCAGGACGGCTAGACCAACCAGGAGCGGCGTTCGCGAAGACATTTCTCTAATTCCCTTGTTTGTATTTTTTTTACGCCTCGCTGTTTGTTGATTCGTCATCATCGGTTATCCAATCGCTGAATTGGGACTCATCGTCGGATACTTCATATTTTCCAAAAAAGTTCTTCATTGCGTCCAAGGCATTCTGTCGCGCTTCGTCGGCAGTCCGGAAGAGGAGCTTTACTTGTTCTTTTGCGTCCGCCTTCTCTTTCGCAATCAATGCCGGGCTACGTAAAGTCAGGGTATTCTTCGTGTCGGCAACTGCCTCAAGATCATTCACCTCCTCAATCTCCTTTGCCGGATTCGCCGGAGCCTGCCAATCAAAGTCAATCACCATGCTCTGGGTATCCTGTTCTACGAACTTCACGGCAAACTTTGGTGAAATGGTAGACCGGGTAATTAGAATACCAATTAACTCCAAATCAACAATACAATTTGTGTATGCGCCTTCCTTTACATCAAAGAAAAACTCTTTCTCTGTATACTCATTCCAGTGAGGAGTACCATCTGTATCGTATACCATACCCCATTGTGGCGTAATACGTTGTAGTGACTCGTACAACGGCTTATTCTTAAACAGCGTCTCCGTCTTCGTCAGTTCATTAAGAATTGTAAATTCCAATTTAGCAAACTTTTCCTGTACTGATGCCTCGGGAAGAATTGTAAGTTTACTATTCATTCGTAGACGTACGCCTAGTGGTTTAGGGCTCGCCATAGGTACATAAAAATAGACGTTATTACCATCAGCACGACGTTCCGGGACTCCAAACATTGGTTCTGTTTTGAGCTGCGATGTACGTTGAAAAATAGTTCCGCACCCCATTTCAATGAGTGCCGGAATCCAGCGTGACCGTTATACAGAAGCAACTGGTGATTTAGCAGAACATATCGGTGATAAAGTACTATTATTATTAAAGTCTCCCGAAAATCAAGCGCGTATTCAATCAGTGTTAGACCCGATTATTTCACATATTATTAATCGTATTTTTCCATATATACTGTTATCAGCAATACTCTTTTTAATTTTATTTATTTTAACAATTGGCACATTTTATATGGTAATGCGTACCTCCGCAACCATGAGTTACAGCACGAAGATATCAGACCTCTAAAATGGCAAAGGCTGAAAGAGTAAACGAAATTCATCGGCATCCATATCCTTGAGATGCTCCGTACGTAATATATCAAGATACGGAGTTTCCGTTGTCGTAACATCCTTATCTCCTTTCGTCCACTGCCCCCATTTCATCCACTGCTTCTCGCTCATCAAATCGTCAACCGTCTCGTTGATACCCTTCAGCATATCAATCGCCCTGTCGTAAGGAAGATAGTCCTTAATGTGGATAGACTCAAGGGCTTTGTGAAGATTGCCCTTGTACTTGATGGTAAAGTACGATGCCTTGAACGGCAGCGACTTTGCCTTATTTGTATAGTCGGACCCCATTAGGACGCACATTTCAAGAAACTGTAGGTAAGTAAGACCGGCGTGTTGTAGAATCGGATTGAGTTCATACGCTATCCAGCCAGTTGTATCTCCTGGTACACTCATGCGCTCTGGAACAAGCAATGTATGGACCCCGCGTGCCAGCAAATCCATATCGTTACTCATCACAGCGTCAAGCTCGCCCCGACGCATCAAATACGCCAAAACATTGTCCGCCTCGCCGTTCGCATTCAGAAAGAGCACGCCCGCTGCGTACAGTAGGCGCTTCACTTCGTCACGCTCATCCGTTGTTACGTAGACAGAGGATGCCGTAAGATTGCCGATCTCCTTTGCTAGTGTGCTGCGTTGCTCGTCTGTCATCTCGGCATTCTCAATATCGGTCGTCAGTTGTTGGCGCTTCATGTCATTCTTGAGTCGCACCTCATTGCGCTGACGAATCGTCTCGCGCTTCTCATCTGGCGGCTTGCCGTCAAAGACCGGTACCGGTATAATATTGTATTCCCTACATTTCGCAATCAGGTGCGCAATGTAAGTAATTGGATGTGTTTTATTGGCTTTCGCCTTGTAAAGGAAGCCAAGAATGTCGATGCCGACACGCTTGTTTTTGTAGGAAGCCCATACGGGCGCTTTAATGGCTTTCGGTGCCGCCCATCGTATCCAGCCTGTAAGTCCGCGGATACCCATTGTAAGAAAGTAGGAATTCTAAGAAGTTTAGAGTTTCGGTGTGTCAAAACGTCGGTTTGGGCGTAGAAGGGTCAATTTTTTCATCGTTTGAATCCCTCAAGCACATCTGGAACACTCATTCGTAAACTCATGTCTTTTGGAACAGTGTGCTTTGCTTGAGTGCGTAGACGGTCCAATTCTGGTGTCACTAATCCACACATAACATATTGTTTTTCTTGAGATGTTTTGCCATTACCAAAGACCCATAAAAATTCAAAATGGGGGGCTAAAGCCGCTTTCAACACATAATACGCAAATACACTTGTATTTTCTTCCCATTTATGCGTTGCTCTTGCTAAAAGTTGCGTTGCCTGAAAGTCCTGCCACTTACGTTGTCTTGCCCACAATCTACCATACCATGCACATGCTAACCATTCTGCATACAACTCCGTCCACGCCTCAAACAAATGCGGATTCAGTTTATCGGTCTTATTCATCTTCCAGCACGGTGCCGGTGACGGTCCAACTTTCCAGTCCCACTTCATTGCGTGAATCATTTCGTGAATCAGTACCCGCTCCCATTCCTCACTACGATAAATTACAATATTTGGCGTGCCAACAATCGTCCATCCGCCGTTCACCTGGGCTTTTGTCGGCCACTGATTCGCCTTGATATATCTTGGGTCGTCGCGAAACCATACATAAATATTAAATCCTGGTGCTGCGCCTAACCATGTAAGAATAGCATCCACCGTTCGTGCGACTTCGGTTGCCTTGCCTAAGACCGGTGTAATCAAATACAGCGTACTTCCCTGCCAAAGTTCATATTTGAGCCCTTGGGTTGCTGGGTTGTCTAACAATGAGAATATGGTCTGCTGCTCCCAGCCACTAGCTATCTGCCTTTTTGCTTCGTCGAACTCGCGCGGGCTTAGCGGCTGGGGCTGCCTTTGCGGTTTCAATGGGGGCTGCTGGACTGACTGGAGCAGCGCCAACGCCGACTCCGCTGGCGGATTCATTTTGTACTGGTGTGTCTTTTTTATGTATTGGTATTTGTATCGGTTTTGGAAGCGGCTTTGAATGGGTTCGCACCGTTTCGAACAGAAACAGTACTGCCGATTCGAGCGACAGTGGTGTGCGGTACGATGTATGCGGCTCGGCGGTTGTCAGGGACTTCATCGCCAGCCAGAACACGTGTGGCTCAAGAAGAGTATGTTGACGTTGAATCGCCGCCGCGCAACTATCAATAATCTCAGGACCCGTCTGACAGAAACTGAGGGCTTGATATACAATACTACGTAACCATTGGACTACCTTAAGATCGGGCTTTCGGGTTGTACGGGCGTTTTGGATAAGCAAGGCAATCATTTCATCGTAGAAATCCTGAATACGCCGCGGCCAGTTAGCGGGAACTTGTCCTGGTAAATATATCTGAATTTCATCGATGCGTTCCGGTCGCCCTTCACATTTATCGTACGCAATGTGTGTTGCGAATAGTGGGGGGACTTTAGACTGCCAATCTTGGAACGACATACGGGGCATACGATAGCGTACAAATGCGTCATCAAGAAGGGCTAATGGACCCGTCATTTCACGCGCCGTTATCCAAAGCATCCCTGCCGCTTCGGGTGGTAGGACAAACTGTTGAAGAATTGCCCGCACACGAATCGCTGCTGCAAGGGAAAGACTATGTGCGCGTCTCAGAATAACAAGTTTACGAGAGGAGGACCGTAGACTATTGAGTACATCACCACTCGAAAAGAAACTTGTCAAAAGATCGCCAATAATCTGCTTATCTTGCATCGATAAGTTCGGAATATCAATTTCAAAATGGTACGGACTCGTAAAGACGCGGGCTTCATAACTATCACCAATCGTAAATGTACGTGTTTCCATCGGATACGTAATCTTTCCTTTATTCTCCGTTTCAATCAACCTTCGTAATTCATTTGTTTTACCGGAGCCCGCAGGACCGATAAACATAAAAGGTATATCAAGCCGTTTCATCGTATTAAAGTTAATATGAAGCGATTTGTTTAGGCGGAATCTATTATCAATTGCCTGCCGCCAATGTATCCCGTAAATTACTGATAGTAATCGTGCTAATGCTTGCCGATATTAGCGCGCACGGTAAGATTACAATCATGACGATGCCAAGTATAAATTGAATCATCTGACCTGGATTATGGCTGAAATGGTATAATGCTAGAGCGTATGCAATAAGTGATGCTACAAAGCTAAACACCGTGACAATTGCTAAAAGTTTAGTATTTTGTGCGGAATCCTTCGGTAGAAGTGTACCATATGTTACACCCGCAATCACTGCTAACATACCACAGACACCTATTGATATTGCGAACGGCGCATTAAACGACATACTCTATTATATATCAAGTTTATCGGCGCCTGCCTCCAATCTTCCCTGCCGCTTTTACTGTATCCCCAAAAGCGGTTGCGAATGTATCCCATTTTACACCTGTGCCGGGCGGAGTTGATATAATAACCGCAATTCCACACAATATCAAAATAGATACAATTAAAGGTACAAAGAACCGCGTAAAAAAGACATCTTTAATGACGGGATCACCATGTCTGCGTCTTTTATTCGCAGACGACGCACTACACGATGCGGACGAGTCCATTTACAATGGTCTATCTTTTTCTAACCGTAATAATAAGGAGAATGTCTACTGGTGGCGACGCGGCACAAGTGAATGATAGACTTTCAGTCTTTCAGTGTAACCCTGCGTTACATCGCCGGGGCGGCGAGACGTGTTTACCAAGTACAGCAATTGAACGCCTAATACGTACGTGGAATAAGACGCATCCCCGGAATAAAATAATCATCCAAAAGACACGAAAAGTTGGAAAGTCTACCAATTCGTATTTATGGAATCAACTTCGTGAAAAGATGAAGTCCCATTACAAATGCGAAACCGAATTCTGTGCTATTAAGAAAATACCTGGATTATCTGACAATGAGAAACGAGACTTAAAAGGGTATTTCAAGCCTGAAAAGCCCAAAAAATGGGATAAGAAACCCACCGATTGGCTTGATAGTTACAATATCGAAGACGTTATGAAACAGTATGAAGCCGCCTACCCGTTTTTTGAATTTATTGGACCTGTCCCTATTGACTTTGACGCAAAAGACGAAAATGC